ATGGAAAACGCGTTTCAAAACGGATGCCATCCACAGGCAAAGAAACCATTCAAAATCCTGAAAAAACGTTCAACCACCAGTGTCGCAAGCTATCAAGTCAGTCCCCACACAGCAAGAATCTTCAAAGAAAACGAACGGCTGATTGATGAGTATAAACGAAAAAAAGCATGATCACACTAAAAGGACAAGGGAAAACAGCTCTTGTCCTTATTCCTTTTCTTAAGGGGCTACATATAATAAAACAAACAGAGGATAATGTCAGGTGATACAGTGAAAAAATTGGTGCGGCGTGTGAAGGTTATTGATTACGGGAGGTTTGGCTTGTCCGGGTATTCGCTTCGGGTGAGGGAGCGTAGTGCGGGAATTCTAAAAAAATTGAGGAAGAAAAAATAAATCCCGGAGCAACTCCGGGATTTTTACGTTCTTTCATCAGCTTAATTGAGCAGCGATCTTCGCTTTTGTCGCAGGTCCGTAGATACCATCGGCGGTTAGACCGTTAACTGACTGAAAACGCGCAACGGCGTCCGCAGTTTTCGGCCCGTAAACGCCGTCAATTCCGTTGTTCACAGCACCTTTATCAGGATAAAAGTAGAGAGCCGCCAGCGCTCGTTGCACCTGAAAGACGTGTTCGCCTGAGGTATATGGTGTTGTCAGTTGAATGATGCCGTCAGGGAGCGGATAGAGTTCTGGCTCTACAGCGGACGAGGGGGCACTTACAATTAACACTTGACCTACTTGAATGAAATTTGGATCTTCGATATTGTTCCACTCTTGCAGCTGAGCTACAGTGACACCGAACGCTCTCGCTATGGATGTAAGTGTGTCACCTTGTTTCACGATATAAGTTTGGCTGCCGCCACCGCCAATCCCAGCTTTAAACGAGTCCCACGTATCCAACAGTTTGCGAGGGCATTCCTTCCCTGACCAAAATTTGTGAGGCACCACGTTAGCGAGGCTGATAGCGTGTTCAGCCATCAATGTTTTGATCAGCCACTGGGCATTAGCAGTTGCTTTTGCAAAGTCGCCATCCGCATTTTCACAAATTTCAATCCCGATAGAAGCCCGGTTGCCGCTTCCGTTCCCGTCTCCTGCATGCCAGCCGTTTTCATTTAACGGCAGATGCTGATAAATCTCTGTATCATCAACTGTAAAATGCCAGCTTGTTGCCGTATCAGGGTTTTTCAAATAGCGGGCATGCGCTTGGGCGTCGGCGCCTGCTGCCGTGTTCGCTGTATTGTGTACGGTAATATAAAGAGGTGTCATCGCGTAGCCTGGGCGGTTATTGGCACCGACCGGAATAAAGTCTTGAATAATGTTAACCATTTTCATCTCTCCTTATTTCGTCAGATTATTTTCCTTTAGCAAGTCGCGTTGCTTTTTCCCTTTTTCTGTTACATAGTTGTTTTTAAACCAAGCTGCTAGTGTTGTCCCAATTGTGAAGATCACTGATCCTGCTGAATACAGAGCATCTGCAAGCTGATTCACCTGCTCTTCCTGTATATCCAATGGTGATTTGCCAAGCATCAGCATGCTCTGGTTGATGAGCGCAAGCAAAAGAAGCACCGTCCTAGTGACCGTGCCTTTATCATACGTTTTCATGATAATCCCCCTTAATGCTGCAGCAGGTTGTACATAATGGCGATGGCTCCGCCGATGATTCCTGTGCATACTGCTGTGATGATGGCACCTGTGATGGTGCGTTTAATCCATGTTGTGTTCTCTTCAATTTTGTTCAATTTTTCGTTCAGCGTCATGATTTGCTGGTCTTGCCGGTCAGACACTCGTTCTAATGCGGAGACCCTCTGCTCCAGCGCTTTTTGTCCACCTTTTATGTCTGCTAAATCCTGCTGAAAGACATTAACATCTATGTCTTGCTGCATCATTCACTCCTCCTTTACATATGAATCACCTCCTTTCCGAGGCCAATTGCAATGGTTAAGAGACCGCGGTTCCTTTAATTGATAGGCTCCCGCCGGTCATGCTGGCAATCTCCATCACGATCTCCTTAAAGCCTTTAATATCAAAGGACCAAGCCTCATCCTTGCCTAAGGTGCTGCAAGCGGCAGAAGCATCATCCGATTTCACACCTTTAATTGGAAGTTTCTGTCCTGACAAAGATTTTCCCAAAAATTTCACCTCACTCGTTTCCGCTGTGCCGAATACTTCAACCAGTAAATGCGAGGCGCCTTCTACGGGTAAGGCAGCACCTTCGCCAGCCGACTCGGCATTCTCATGAAAAACAAAATCAATTGTTTTGCCGGCCTCCACTTTCAGCCGTCCGTCATCTGTCTGATTTTCCTTCAAATCAATTTGCAAAGGAAGATTTTCATTTAAGCGTACGTCCAATTCACCTGCGCCGACTGATTGATATAACACAAACTCCGATTGCTGGAGATTTCCGTTCACATATCGGAAGCGGTAATAGCGTTTTGTGATATACACCCAGTCAGTCGCTGTCAGAACACCCGCAGCTACATAGACAGCTGCCGTCGTTGTCCAAACATTGTTATTGTCGCTTTCTTCTATAAAGAGCGTGCCTTCACGATCTGCATACGCACAGCCCTTTACTTTCGAAATCAGAACTGCGCCAAGCCGGTCTTGTCCGAGCTGGCTGTATGCCTCAGTGGCCTTTAACGCGGCATTTGTTAAAATCTCTGCTACACCTGACAGATTCGAAACAGGTGTGACAAAATCGGTTTTTTCTCCTCTATACGGCTTCACAGCTCCAGCTTTTCCAGTCTTATCGAGAGGAAACTCATATTGATACTTGACCATTTATATCCTCCTTTTCATGTAAAAACGAGCAAAATAAAAAAGCCTACATGGCTTTACCGGTTATTTCTTCATATTGGTCAACAGTGATCAGTTTTTTGTTCACGCCTTCTGCCAGATCCTCTTTAGAACAATCTTTGAATTGTATGGCCTGCTTCACCATATCTGTCGTCGCCCAATCATAATGTAAGGCAAGCACCCAATAATTCATTCAGCACTCTCTCCTTTCAAAGATAATAATGAAAGCTTTATATCTGACAGCTCGCTCCCCAACGTTTTGTTCAGCTCTTCAAGCTGCTTGCGTGCCAGCTTTTCCTGCGACAATTCCTGAGCAAGTACCTCCACCTGATCAGGCGGCTCGTACGGCGGGTTTTTTTGCAGCTCTTCCCACCAGGATTCGAGTTCTTTTTGTGTTGGGATCGGGGTGCGCAGGTTCCATTTTTCAATGTAGGAACCATTTCCGTCATTCCGCAGCTCGAAATCCTTTCTTGGCACAGCGTCAGGGTATTTGTACATGATTGCGTCGTATAATATCATTTTGCACCTCCTATAGTGTAGGGAAATTTCGGCCTCCGAGTTCTAGGATATCAAAGTAATTTTTACTAATGGACGTATCATCAACAATATAACGAGTTTCTGTACCTGTATACCCTACATAAACGTAGATTTCAACATAATCACCCGCATTAAGCGATACCGCAACCGATCCTGTAACAGTTACATAAAATTCTTTTGAATCACTATTATCTTTAGGAGCTGGCGTTCTAAACTGATTCATTAATTTATATTGCGAACCATTCACATACGTATACAACTCAAAATTGGAATACTGTAATGTATTTTGAAAATATAAGCTGGCATTAACCAAATACATACCAGCGTGACTTGCTACAAATCTACTGTTCGATGGATCATACAGGTTATTGCTATCCTTCAATACATTTTTAAATAATATTTTATTTTGTTCCCCTTTATTCAGCGCTTGTTTACCTGTTGTTTTTGCAATCATATGCCCGAAACCAGAGATTTTTTCCCAAGGAGTCCATCCTGAACCAGACCACCAGTGACGTATCCAAGTACCGGTACTATTTGCATATACACTTGTTTCATTACCTGTGCCATAAAAATATTGTGTAAAACGATAATTACTATATTTTTCATTTTTCACAATTCCATAGCCTAGCGGATAACCTGTTGTATTTCCTTGGCCAATATCCATTAGTGTTAACCCCGGAGGATATTCATTCCCTCCAGTTCTTGCGTCTTGTATTGCATTAGAGCCTGTAAGAATGGTTAACTTTTGGTTTGTATAATTTGTGTCAACATAGTTTTTAGCATCAGCCAAAGCTTTATCTGCTTTGGTTTGAGCACTTACCTCAGTCTCGATCTTATTCCATCCTTTAAACACGCCATCTGTATGAATCGTTGCCATCCAAAAGATTCCATCGTAACTTCTAGATGCAAAAATGGTTTTTCGCCCGCCACCCCCTGTTTCAATTACATCATAGTTATACCATGATCCATCTCCTGAAACAGGGTTGTTTATTATGACATTCCCTAAGGCATAATAAAAGCCAGATGGCAACGTTAATAAGTCAGTCCCATCTGGGATTTTAGTCCGGCAGCCCTGAGTATCAGTTAATTTATATAGTTGTGCATTATTCCATTTGTCTTTATCAGATTTTGTTACATGGATATCTGCTTTATTGGCATGTCCATCTATCTTTGACTGTGCCCCCGTGGTAGACTCAATTTGATACCAATTGATCGCACTATCGTTAGCGTTATAGAAAAACCACCAAGCGTTACCTCTCACATCCACAGCATATCCAATGCCTATTCCTAGCTGACCGACCAATTGCATACCTCGAAGACTTGTGTCTGACGGGTTATCTGTGACCGCGTTTGTTCCATAGAAAGTAACAGTCCCAACATCTTTGAGCGAATCATAAAAAGATCCAGATGACAGGTTAATCTTTTGTGTCCCGTTATCGGCAGTTACTTTAAATAACTGTCCCGAATTCCATTTGTCTTTATCGCTTTTATTTACATGTATTTCAGTTTTTTCTTCATGGCTCCTCACCTTAAATTGAGCGCCTTCTGAAGTTTCTAATTGAACCCAATCAGTCCAGCCGGAATCATTCAGGGTTTTTCGCCATGTACCTCCTTCATAATCCATTGCCAAAGCTTCTCCATAAGATTTGTAGCCAATATACAATCCTCTAGTGGCAAACGGTGGGGTATTGATCCCAGTCTTATCAGTATAAAAGAAAAAGGTTTGATCCAATTCTTCCACAATTTTATGAAAATCCAGACCATTTTGGATGCTTGCTAGATATTTTCCTTTTTCATCAGTTAACTTAGTTAATTGTGCGTTGTTCCACTTTGTCCTCTCACTAGATGAAATGTGTATGGTTTCATCTGAAATATGCTTGTCAAAATCCTTCTTCGCCGCCTGCTGTACATTATCCACATTCCCCAGCCCGACTTGCGCCTTTGTTGTGTTGTGGGGGTTGTTCATGTCGTTTTTGTGGGCGGCCAGGTCTGTGTGGGCGTCTTTTATGCCTTTTTCCCAGCGGTTGACGTCATCTTCGTTAATGGGATCGTCCGGAAGCCAGTCTGTTTTTTCTTCGTATGCCATGTTTACACCACCTCAAAGGTAAATCTGAAATCAAGTGTTCTGTTTTCGCTGACGTCCAGGTCTGTTTTTCTTTCTGTAATGACATTGCCCAGTTCGTCAAAAATTTGTACCGTTTCGATATGTTTAATATCTTCCTCACGTTTTGTCAGAACAGTCACTTTTGCACCGTCAATGGTGAGCTCCACTATTTCTGTTTCTTGGCCGTTAAGCAGCACGTGATGAATCCTGCTTTTCAGATCGGCAGCTGTGCGTTCTCTGTATATGGTTGAAATCAAGTTAAGACCACCTCATTATTGTTAAGGGTGACAGAATAACCGACCTTCAGCTCACTGGCTGTTCGGTATCTTCGGTGATTCAGGATGACTGTGTCCTTTATTTGGAGCGTCTCATTTAATCCGCCTCTGAGCGTATACGCCAGATGTGCCGGCTTCATATTTTCCAATGCTTCGATCAGCTCATTCATGTGCTGGAGATCATCAATATTGATGTCTACATTAAAGCGGTATTCACCGGGCAGCAGGCGGACTTGTGCCGACGGGTTTTTTAAGAAACGATTCACCGCTTGCTCAATGGCCCGGTATGTGATTGGCGGAATGTTCGACATTTTTGAAATGAGCCTCAATCGTCTGATTTCATCGGTGTCTCCCGATTCCCGCGGCACGTTTAAAATCTTTTCCCAGCGGCTGAGCCCCCATGTTGCTGTTGGCACAAATAACTGGTCTGTCAGATCAAATATGCTGTTATTTTGTTGTTCAAACTCAGGCGCTTCCGCTTTCAGCAGCTCCGACATTTCTTTAAGGCTGGTGAGAAACGGAGGCAGATAGGCTGTCATGTCATCTTGTTTGCTCAATGATCTTCACCTGCCCAAGCTTAGGAATTTCTACGTCGCTCAGCACTAAATTTTCGGAAGTGCCGTTGATTTTAATATTGGAATAATCACTGACAGACGGCGAATTATAGACGATATTATTAATTTGAGAAAGGCGGATGACATTGTCTTCGAACGCCATTTTCTTAAAGAGATTTAAAACGCCCTTCTCAATTTCTGACTTCACTTCATCAATTGAGTGATTGATCTCAGGCAGCACCTCGGCAGAAATCTCAACTTCCTTCCAGACCGCGCTTTCCACTGTGACAACGGCTCCGATTGGCGCCTGCCCCTCGCCCTGACCGGGCTCAGGGTCAATATAGTCTTTCACTTTTTGAATTAAGATTTCAGAAGCCGGCTCAAGGTTGGCATTCGTGACGACAATTTTAACCGTCCCGTCTCCGTTCCAAAGCGGAAAGATCTTCGCCTTCCCTACTCCGTCCACTTCTTCAGCCCATTCTTTGTAATGCATTTTGTTAGCGCTGACAGCCTCGCGACGAACCCTCGTAAAATACCGTTCTCTTAAACTATCGTCTCCTTCTTCTTCACGCCCGGGAATTAGAATTTCTTTGACAATCGCTTTTTCCAATCCCGGGATAGTATCCAGTGACAACAAATTGCGTCCGGTCAGATTGGCGTTTCCTGCTTCTCCCGGCGTTTCACAGACTAGCGTCCCGTCTCCTGTATATTGAAAATAAAGATTATCCACGTAGAAGCGGGAGCCTTCAGGAATTCTGACACCAGCTGTGAACTCTCCTGCTCTCACTGCCTTTGTGGCAGCTGTCCGTTCAATCCCCGCTTCCGCAGCGCGCCGGTCCAAAAACTCTCCTTGCGCGGTATCAGAAAACACAAGCTCGAGCACGGTGTCCAGCCATATATACGACTTCGCAAGCTCGGCTGCCGCCGGGGCTAATGCGTTATAAATAACGCTGCCTTCTCTCGTGTCAATATCTACGGAGATGCTGTTCAGCATACGCTCCATTATCTCTTCAAAGGTCTGATTTTCAAACATCTGCGTCAATCACCTCCTCAATCTCAAGCGATCCTTCATCTGTCTCGACTACAAAGGAAACATGAAACGCATCGCCTTGTTTTTCTATCTCAAAATCTGTTACAGCGGAAATCCGGTCATCATAAACAAGTGCCTCTTCTATGAGCCTTGGAATCTCCATTTTTTTGTAGGCATCAGTCGTCTCATGATCTGTAAGCACGTCCTGCAGCTCATTTCCGACATTATGGCTGTAAACTGAATACGCGTATCGTTCAGTTTGTAAGGCGATATACACAAACTGTCTGATCGCTTCAAGCCCGGTAATCAGCTCATTTGTAATTCTTCCGTTTTCAAAATCTATTTTGTATGTTTTAGAGGTTTCAATGACTTCGCTGTCATCTTCGATATCCTCAAACTCCACTTCTGGTGTCAGGGCCATGATGCCCACTCCTTTTTACAAGCTAAATAAAAACCCCTTCATGCCGAAGCGGTTTGTCTATACTTTATCTAAAATAAAAAACGATTGCCCGCCAGTCAGAGCCGCGGTCATGACGCGATCCCCCGGCTCGAGTGCATCGTCTCCTCCCGACTGCATCCGTTTTGGGATGATGAGGGCGTCAGCCGGTATGATCAGTTTGCTGTTTTCTTTTAATTTGATTTCAACAGGAGAAACCGAAACCACCTCAGCGGGGAGCAGCTCCACCGGAGATTCAGCATCAACCGCACCGACGGCCAAATGTTTAATGGCTTCACTCAATCTCATCAGGAAACCCCTTCCGGCATCGTATTCTTTTCGACTACATCAATGGTCATCGTATGTTTCGTTCCTTTAAACTCGTGCCGATCTGTATCTACCCAGTAGGTTTTCTTAATCCCGGCCTCCGGAATGGAAATATAAACAGGCAAGCCGCTCTGCACTTCTGGAATGCCGACTGCCTGAATATTTTTCAGTTCTTTTTTTACGCCCTTTTTTTCGGCAAGGCGTACGTCAGCTCTCTGCTGAAGCTGCGCCTGGTTAATTTCGTCTGTTACAGTCTCCGTATATTGAAGCACGCCGTATTTGTTTAAGCCTGAACTGTCCTTCGCAGACGCTTTATACGTCTTATTGTCCTTCTGCCGACGGAGCACCACCCGTGTTGCCGTGTCGTTTATAGAGGTGCTGTATTGGTAGCCCGTAATATTGACTCCGGTTTCCAGCACCCATACCTCTGCCGGATCTGGCCAAGCGCGCAGGCCGAGCTTTCCTTTTTCCGAATACAGCTGATAATTCCGTCCTGTCTGGCTTTTCGTCTGTTTCAACGCTTTTAAGATGATGTCATACAGGGTCGTATCATTTTTAATGACAAGGCTTTTGATCGTATGGCCTGTGTTCGCAATCGAGGCTGTCGGTATCTGAAAATCATTGGCAATCCTCCTGATCATCTGGTCAGCACGCTGGTTGGAAAACACGTACACATCCTGATTTTTGACCAGATATTGCAGCATATCGTAAGCACTGAAGGCAAGCGTATGTTCATCAGGCGTTCGGGCGAAGACGGTCCCGCGGAAAAGCTCTTTTCCCTTCCACTTAAACAAGACGGTATCTCCTTCTGTGACGCTGTAATACGTTTGGTCGCCCTGTTTGATGACGATGGTCGCTTCTATGGAGCGCGGCGCCTGAAAGCGGTGCCCCTCCAGCGATACGCTTTCCGCTACCAGCTCAAGCCATTCTGTATCTTTAATGACAAACAATTCTATCATCATACATCACCTGTCTCATTGCGGTATCTTTAATTTTTGGCCGGGAAAAATCCAGTGGCCCGGCTGCCTGATATTTCGTTTGCTTCGTTTAATCATGGCTGTTTTATTGGCATTCCAAATTTTGCGCCATTGCGTGCTGTTCCCGTAAAATCTGCCGGCAATGTCCCAAAGCGTGTCCCCCTTTTTCACTGTATAGGTTTTCGGAGACGCCTTCGACGGGCGTTTTGCCTTTGTTTTTTTCTTCTGCTTGATTTTTCGGGGTGAGGCGGTTTTGTATTCTTTCAGTACAATATCAAAATCCCTATCTCCTATCTCTTTGTCTCCTTCACTGTATTTAAGACTTTCAATGCTGCATGTCATATTAATTTTTGTTCCCGTAATTAAAAATTGGACAGGCTTTTTCGCCTTCATCCATTTTTCAATTTTAACAATGGCGTTCTCTGGAGAAGGGATATTCTGATATTCAGCTATCGGGCTATACCTTTTTGGAAAAAAAGAAGAAAAAGAGATTTCTTTAGCTCCGGGCTCTTCAATAAATGTGATTTCACCCAGTCCTGTTATTTTTACTGAGTCATTTTGTAAGCTATTAGATACGTCAATTGTCTCGGGAAGAACGGGAAATCGCAGCTTTTCCTTCCCCTGTGATATCCAAAATTCATAGACAGACTTAGTCAAAAGCCACGACCCCCTTTGTTCCGGTGTTAATGTCTTTTTGTAATTCATCAAGTAATGCTTGCCTGATTTTAGCTACTAGACTGTCAGCATCCTGTCCGTTATGAAAATGCTGGTCGCCATTGAATTCAATCTTTATTTCTTTCGTTCCGGCTGTTTGTACGGTTTGCCGGGATCCGGAAGTAACGGCTGCTGAAACTTGTCCTGATGAAAGCTCAGACTGCTGAGTTTGTGATGGATCTGTTACTTCCATTCCTAAAGCTTGGGCTGCTCTCTGAAGGAGGTAGCGGCCGCGAATGCCCCGCTCCTCCGGAATGATCCATTCCCGCTTGTTTCCTTCACCGACACGGGCGATTTGCTCTTTTGTGATCAGTCCGCCGTTGGCATATCCAACATACGGTCCGCCACGTTTCAAGCTTTTAATACCAGGCACATTGTCAATTGATCCATATCTGCTTTTGATATAGCCGATTGCGGCAGCTGCATTGTGAATCGGGTTTCTAATGTTACCCATGCCTGGCGCTTTATGTGCATTAAATGTAGTCGGTATCGTCTGCATAAGCCCTTGTGATGGATTTCCCGCCTTCGCGTTACTATCCCACAGGTTAATAGAGTTTGGATTTCCACCAGATTCATACTTTGCAATTGTCATTAACCCTGGAAGCCAGTTTAATGGTGTCTTTGTGGCCATCATTGCAGCCATAAGCCACTGTTTCACATTTCCGCCTACTGCACCCATTCCGGAATAAGCAGCTGCCAGTGATCCAGCTTGTTTTTCAGCGTATTTTTTCACATCGACAGAATCCAAGCCTTTTACAACACCGACAGAGGCAAAGCGGCCGAGACTCATCATAACTCGAGAAGGCGAATGAATATCCAGCTCTTCACGGAATGCCTTCTCAACTTTTTTGGCCAGTTCCTTGGCGGCTTCGTGGACTTCACTTGCTTTTGAAGTCATACCTGATACAAAATTCGCGATCATACCGGTTCCCCAGCCGTTTGATGATTCTTTAGATCGCAAAAACGGCTTATTCACATGTGTATTTACATATTGATCAGTACCGGTTTGGGAACTATTTTGTCCTGAAGCAAACCCTTTGATTGTACTGCTTCCCCATGATGAAGATTTGTTTACAGTAGCTTGGAACGGTGTTTTGACTTTTGATTGTAAAAAGCCGTCTGTTCCTGTTGCTGTGCCGTTTTGCCCCTTAGCATAGCCGCTTACCATCTGTTTTCCGTAATTTGGTGAAGAAGAAATCATTTGTGTAAATGGCGTATTGATGTTTTTCTTTTTCCAATCTTCCATTTTAACCGGCTGATTGCTGATGCCTTTACCAAAGCCTTCTGAAAATTGCTGTCCGAGTGTGGACGCTTGCCCTGTCAGATTTGCAGTGTCCATTGATGGAGAGGCTGATCCTGATAACGGACTGGCAGCAGCTCCTCTTGATACAGATACCGGGCTTCCAGCAGAAGACGAAGCGGTTCCCATATTGTCTACGACTTGCATACCAAGTTTAGACGCCGCTTGTGAGAGAAGCATTTTACCTCTGCCTCGGTTATTATCAACTGGGATAACGAATTCCTTGCCGGCTTCACCGATCCATGAAATGGTTGGTTTGGTGATGTAGCCGCCTGTGGCATTTTTATCAGTTTTAGTTTTTTCTTCTTTATAGTCATCCGGGTCTCCTCCGCCAGTTACGAAGTTGACAATGCTTGAGACAACGCCGCCTGCTTTATCCCAAATTTTCTTTACCCAGCCGAACGCTTTAGAAAAAGCATCCGAAACTGTTTCTCCAACCTTGGTAAGAGGTTCTTGAATATTCTTTTTAAACCAGCCGCTCAGACCCTTCCAAATGTTCTTGACCGTATCTAAAGCTTTTTGGAAAGCATCAGATATTCCCTTGCCTACATCTAAGACTGTATTTTTAACTGGGTTCCAAACTGTATCCATGAACCATCCTGATACTGTACTGAAAACACTCTTAACCTTATCCCAAGCGCCCGTCATTTTATCCCAGATAGTGGTTGCCGCTCCGATAACAGCCGATTTGACTGGCTCCCATACATTGCTCATAAACCATGAAGCAACTGCACTGAACACATTTTTAATCGTAGTCCATGCGTTTACAATTTTAGACCATATCGCTGTAGCCACACCGACAACCGCGGATGATACCGGTGTCCAAACATTATCCATAAACCATGTTGCCACGGTACTAAAGATTGTTTGTATCGTGGTCCATGCGTTTACAATATTTGACCATATACTTGTAGCCACACCCACAACTGCGGATGATACTGGTGTCCAAACATTGTCCATAAACCATGTTGATACAGTTCCCCAAATACCCTGAATGGCTGACCAAGCATTTTGCGCTCCCTCTGTAATGCTGTTCCATGTATCATTCAGTGCGCCGGCATCAAATGCCTTCCCTAAACTTTCACCACCGAAAGTGCCGGCAATTCCTCCTACAACACCGCCAATAGCGGTTCCGACTCCAGGCACAACGCTTCCAATAGCCGCTCCGGCAGCTGCTCCGGCTAAACCTCCGCCGGCTGAACCTACTTTTTCACCGGCATTATCCTTATTGATTCCAGCTAAGTCAGTTAGAGACAATATTTCGCCTAATCCCGGTATTCCTTTTGCGGCTCCTTTTAAACCCTTCAGTCCGCCCTTCAAACCTTTTGATTCTCCCAATGTTTTCAGAAGGCCTGAAAAACCTTTGCCTGATCCGCCTTTAGCTGCTTTTGCCGATTTAGGCGTATTCACAGGATTTGATTGATTGCCTTTTTTTGATGAACCGTTTCTATTTTTGACTTTTTTGCTTTTGCCTGTACTGATACCGGCACAACAGCATCCGCAAGTTCCGCCCCATTTGCCGCCTGATTTCTTCGATTTAGAACCTGACGCTTTTTGGTTCATCGAAGGTTTTTTAGTGCGGTTTGAGTTGTTTGAAGTTGAATGATTTGTATTGGCTTTTGAGGCTTTTTGTTTGCCTTTGCTTCCGCTGGATTTGCCGCCAAACAGTCCTCCAAAATCCAGATTCCCCAGTTTTTCAGCAATGCCTTTTATCATTTTTTCAAAAAATTCCGCCGCTTTTTCAATAATTTTATCAGGGCTGAATTTCTCAAATTTTTTCGCGATTTTTGAGACAATATTATCAAAAAACTTTTCTGCTTTATTCGCGATTTTATCTGGGTTGAGGAAATCGAATTTTTCAGAGATTTTGTCAACAATATTTGTTACAAAGTCTTCCGCTTTAGTGAAAATTGCGTCCGGACTGAATTTACTTACGATATCATCCACTTTTTTCATAAAGGAGTCTGTAAACTTGTCCAGTTCGTTAAAAATGGTTTCTGGACTGAATTTACTTACGATATCGTCCACTTTATTCATAAAGGAATCCGCAAACTTATCTAGTTCGTTAAAAATGGTTTCTGGGCTGAATTTACCTACGACATCGTCCACTTTTTTCATAAAGGAATCTGCAAACTTATCCAGTTCGTTAAAAATGGTTTCTGGGCTGAATTTACTTACGACATCGTCCACTTTTTTTATAAAGGAATCTGTAAATTTATCAAGCTGCTTAAAAATGGCTTCAGGGCTGAACTTACTTGCGATTTCGTCTACTTTTTTCATAAAGGAGCCTGTAAACTTGTCAAGCTGCTTAAAAATGGCTTCAGGACTAAATTTACTTGCGATTTTGTCCACTTTACCCATGAATGATGTTGTGAACTTATCCAGCTGTGCCAGAATTGTTTCTGGACTGAACTTTGTCGCAATTGCATCCACCTTACTCATAAACGATGTTGTGAACTTATCCAGCTGTGCCAGAATCGTTTCTGGACTGAACTTTGTCGCAATTGCATCTACCTTACTCATAAACGATGTTGTGAACTTATCCAGCTCTGTCAAAATTGTCTCTGGACTGAACTTTGTCGCAATCGCATCCACCTTACTCATAAACGATGTTGTAAACTTATCCAGCTCTGTCAAAATCGTCTCTGGACTGAACTTCGTCGCGATTTCGTCCACTTTTCCCATGAACGATGTTGTAAACTTATCCAGCTCTGTCAAAATCGTATCTGGACTGAACTTCGCCGCGATCTCATCCACTTTTCCCATGAACGATGTTGTAAACTTATCCAGCTCTGCTAAAATCGTATCCGGACTGAACTTCTCAGCTAGTGCAGTCATTTTAGATGTAATGGATTCTGTGTATGATTCTAATTTTGAGGTGATCGATTCGGGTGTAAAGTGTTCAAATTCCTTCAAAAAGGTATTTTTTAATTCCTCAATCGCGTTGCTGATACCGACTGTACCTTCACTAATAAATGAATCTAAAAGGCCTCCGCCTCCTGATTCTGCGGCTCCTCCAGCTCCTGGGTTCAATCCGTTGCAGCAGCACGCATTTTCTGCCGGAGTTTTTTCTTCGGGACCGAACACTTTATCTAATAAAGCATAAAACTTATCATCCAGTATTTTTTCTGGATTAAATTTTTCAAACTTTTGGGTAACACGATCAATAACGGCTTCTTTATATTCAGTTACTTTTTCATCTAGCTTTTCTTTGATCTTCTTTTTGCCTTCTTCAACGAGGTTTCCCCAGAAGGAACCGCCTTCTTTTTCCTCTCCCTTTTTGCTCTCTGCTTTCTTAGCTGATGGGGAAGCTGTTTTCTCAACTGTCTTTAGTTTTCCAAAGCTATCAATTTTCTTCTGAAGTTCATCCAGCTTTTTTGATACCTGATCATTCAAAGTAAGCTGAATTAGATTATCTTTTTGTGTAAGTGCATCAATGCCTGCTGAAATGCGGCCGACTGTTTTCATGACGTGATCAATCACGCGTATCGTAACAGAGTAACCATTTTTAAGTGCGGTTTCCATATAACGCTGTATTTTTTGCACAGCTGGCGAAACTTGATCTTCCGCACTCAGCATAATCGTAAAGCCTTTGAAACCCGCAACGAACTCTCTTAATCGCTCAAACTTTTCTGTTGCTTGATCATTAGCGCCAATTTTAATAGATACCGATGCCGGCAATCCCTGCAATTGAGTTTGAACCTTCTGAATGACAGTGCTGGCGTTATCCTCAGCTGAAATGGATATCATTTGGGCCCCAAGCTTTTTCTTTATTGATTTTTGTATCCGATCAATTGTACTTAACACAGTTTTGCTTTCTTTTCGTATATCAATAGCGCTATTTCGCTGTGCCATTTTTCTATACTTTTCAAGTGCTCTGAACCCATTTTGTATCTTTCTTAACTTTTTGCTTACACGGTCTTCCATTTCAAATCTTGCTGTCAGCTTTGCCAATTACGATGCCCCTCCTTTCTTAGCTTGTTTTTCAAGGAGATCCAGCTTATATCCAATCAGTCCATACAAAAGCGCCTTAAAGTTTCTGGGCGCTTCATACAGTTCTAATAAATCCGATGGAGAATAATGAAGCTCGTGCATCGCATAGTAGAGATACACGGCTTCTTTATGCCCATCCTTGATTAGTTTTTTACTTCTTCTTCCAGATCCTCTAATTCATCTTCGAAACCATTAATCTCAATCGCTTTGTTGAGCCAGTTTGCGTATTCGCCTCCAACTGAGAGGACGCGTTTCGCAACTTCTACCGGGTCGGCCGTTTTGTAAGCTTCTCGAAGCTCTTTTGAACGGAAGTCCGGATAAACGGTTGATTCAACTGCGATTCGGGCATAAAAGCGCTGGCTGTCTAAATCTTTTACACGGCCTCTGCCTTTGACATTTTTATAAGTTGTTGTTTCTTTCTCTAATTCATCAATGCGCTCCGTCGTGATCGCTTTAAATATAAATGGTACGATGTCCCCTTTTTTATCAACAAAACGCTTAGAGATCGGCACTTTGATTTCTTCGGCTTCGATTGTTTTTCCCGGCATAAAAAAGGAAAGATCATATACGTTTTCGTTCTTCTCGCTCATGTAAAAAACTCCCTTATCTTTAAATTGATTTCATCATTAAAAAACAGACCTTTCTGAGAAAGGTCTGCGTATGGCTTGTTCAGTTTTGATTAAAACGTGTCAGAAAGCTTTTCAGGCACGTCGAAGTCTTCAAATGTAAACGGAACTTCTTCCTCTAATGCTTCTGAATCAACATCGAGGCTGGCGATTTTGGCGGAGTCGAAGTTTACATCGTAAAGTGTGACTCGTTCTGTGCCTCTTCCGGAGGACTTATCATCCAGCACAGCTTGCAGCGTAAAGTAAGGATCACTGCCTTTTTTGACGTAGTCCATCATCAGGATGACAAATTTTGATGTGACTTTGTAGAATGTCGCTGTGCCTGTTCCGTTTGCGCCTGTTGTTTTATGGCCTGTCATGCGGCGGCCCATAATGTTTACTTCAGACTTGTTTTTCTCCACATTTGCTTCAAATGTTTTGATATGCGCCATTTCTTCGCCATCGAGAAATAAGCGTCCTTCTTTACCTGAAATCGTGTTTTGTGCTTTTAATGCCATATTAGTTTACCTCCACATTAAAGTAGAATTTTTCTGCTGCGTCGACAGGCTGTACAGCCAGGTCAATCAAGAAGCCGTCACGATCTTCATTCATTGAAATTGTGATATCTTCATCAGAATCAAAACCGGTAATGCCGCCCGCATCCTGAAGCGTTGTCATGTATTGCGTAATCATCGTTTTCACATACTGAAGTCCGTCTTCTGACGCCGGAATATCGCTTCCGCTGCCTTTTCTTGATTTAATTAAGGCTTTCAGCTCGCGTGTTAAATCGTTATTGACGGCGTCTAAGACACGGACGATTTTGTTTTTCGCAAACTTCTTGTTTTTCTCAGCCGTAAACGTGACAAGTGAGTTAATGTCTTTTTCAACGCTTACCGATTTATCACGGGCGTCAAATGTGAATAAAAATTCGCCTTTGCCTAAGCGTTCCACAATCGTGTCGTGGTCAAGGCGGTTTAAGACATCAACGGCTCCTTCATACTCCACAAATGTCAGCGATTGGTTAAAGGTTGCTCCCGCACTTGCGCCTGCTACCCAAGCTGTTGCTTTGTCCGGTGTCACTTCTGTTCCGCCTTCCAGCAGCACACCTTCTGTCACGTTAATGATGCCTTCATAGTCACCGCTGTAGTTAGCTGTAACCCCTTGAACTTTTTGCCCTTGGCCGTCACGCAGACGCTTAATGAATGCGGCAAAGGTCGCCTTCAGCTGATCTCCTTCTGCAACCGGCAAAGCGATGACATCAAAGCTCTCCGTTTCAGCCGCAGCCAAGAAATCGGTATAGTCTGAGTTGACCGGGGCTTTATCTGTACCGCCGGATAAACGGATTCCCGCAGATGCGTTCAGCGTCTCGGCAGCCGTGTCTCCCTCTGATCCAGTCAGCGGAATTGAAGAGGAAAGATCTCCTGTTCCGGTAAATGTCACATAGCCGTTCGCTGTTAACTCTTCAGCTTTTTTGACAGTCTGTTTATCCACTTCTGATTCATCCATATACGTTGTGACATCAAATGCCGCTGCATCCAGTACATTTTCATTGATGCGGATGATGATGTCATTCCCTTTTGATCCGCCGTATAAAGCAGTCGCTTTAACGCCTTCGGCAATATCGGCAGATGCTCTGACGCCTTCAGTGAGACGGTACATCAATACCGTTTTCGCGTTTTTCTTCGCTTCACGCAACAGCAATAAAGATGGATCGTCGATGCTGAGACCCACTTTTTTTGTTTAAATCCTCCACGCTTGAAATGGAGACGAATGTTTTCGCTTCGCCCCAGCTTGATGCAACCGGAAGTGCGACCGTCCCCCGTTCACCAAGTGACACCCGTTCCTGTGCCGTCGTTTTAAAATTGAAATAAATGCCTGCACGGTCCTTTTCTGTTCCTGCTGTAAATGTTCCGCCATTCATTATTGCATGACCTCCTTAGTTAAAAATGTTTGTATCAATTGACTGGCCTCTGATTTCGCCAGACGTGTTTTGTCCACGCCAAATAAAGCCCCCTGAAGGATCTCCGGCTTAACGCCGAACAGCTCCTTTGCGTGCTTGATCAAATCCGCTGTATCAAAAAGAGCTTCCCGGCTCTCTATATGTACAGCCTTCGCTTGTTTCTGCTTTGCCACCGCTACTTCACCCCGCTGTTCATGTCGATATCCTGTAAGACAGGCTGTTCTGTTTTGTGATAATAATATCGGCTGCTCCACCTGATCACCATGACCGCCTCGCCCCTGTCTCCTACCCTCGTCTCGATTCGGGTGATGCGAACCATATCCCCCGTCTTCTCACCGGATTCACTGAGCAGCGGAACCATATTTCTCGCTTCTCTGATGGCATCCGCGAGCCTGTCCGCTTCATCCAGCGCCTGCACGGAGTCAAGATGAAACAGCTTCACATTGAGACTGTAGGTTTTTTTAAATGTGGAGACCGTATCTGTTTCTTCAAAAACAGATGGCGCAGGGACATATAAAGACGGCACTTGAAACTGATCAGGCAGCTGGCTTTCATAAATGGGAACAGACCACTGGCTGTACAAAAAAGCCATGATCGATCCTGTTTCGCTGTTCATCCCGCTCCTCCTTTACATCTTTTTCAGCCACTGGCGCAATTTATGTTCCATTGATGTTGCAAATAGCTTTTCATATAGAAGCAGTGCATGCTCCCAATAGCCCGTACCGGGTATCCATTTTTTCTTAAGTGCCATGCCTGTGGAAGAAGCCGGATCATAGATAAACCGCGAGCCTTGAAAATGCCCCGGCACCCATCTCACATCGTCTCCTTTTGACGTCCAGTGGCCGTCATTGAGAAAAGAGGCATATTCAAGCTGGGTCCCGACCTCAAGTGAGAGTCCGCCGCTTTGTACCATCCAGAGGTTGTCCTCTGAGCCTTTCTGAAAGGAGCTGAGCAGTTTTTCTGTATCTATCGTTTGCGTGCTGATGAGTTCAGATTGTACGATTTCCAGAAAATCTTGCCCGCACTCTTCAAGCCACCGGGACGCCTCGCGGGAAAAACCGCCGGATGCCGCTTCTTTTAACGATGCGTTCAGCTGTTTAAGTCCCGCTATCTTCATAGACTTTCATCCCTGACAGCGATGACTTCCCAATGATGGTGTCTGATCTTTTTTGGCAGCTTCAGAATATAGCTGTTGTGTTGCCAAATGATTTTGTCGTTCATACGGATATCCGAAGACCCTGGAAAATGGACAAGAAAGCTGTGGTACACGGTTTGATCAGGCTCTTCCTGAATCAGCTGCTGCGTTTTTTCTGTAAAGTAGCAGGGGACATTTTCTTCATCGGGTGTATCCGGATATGAAAATACCGGCTGAAGCTTGTCCGCCGGAATCCCGAATCGTCCCGCCAGCGGCGACTGCGCTGTTTCATGATAAATATCACAGCGATGGATCAGCATCTGCTGATAGCTCATAACGACCGCACCTTCAATCTGGCGGACTCCGGAACATAATCCGGTTGGATAAACTCTTCCAGCAAATGATACACATCGGGCTTTTGAATACCGGCTTCACCGGAAACCGTGTAGGAGTAATCCCCCATTTTCTCAGACTGATAGCTTGATGCCGCTGATTCGTCGCTGTTTACTAGCGCAAAGTATTGGGCGAGCTTCAGCAAAGCTAATTTTGCCTTTTCAGGAAGCGGATCGTAGACGCTGTCTGTAAAGCTGTGCCCTGTAATGAGGGCAGCTTCCGATTCCGCCTCGATGATATCCTGCGCCAGCAGTTCTTCCGGCCTGTTTTTCACCTGGTCATAGACCGAATAAGAAACGATGTCAGTCGGTTCGATGAGCATATAAGCTGGCCACCCCATTTCTATTATTCTTTTACGTTAATTAATTTAGCGCAGGCATCCTCTTCCTCGAATTTGCTGTCCAGCTTGGCTGTTAAGACAATGATGAACTTACGGGAGCGGATATCCTTGTCGACTTCGATTCGAATATTGCGCGAGAAGCCGAGAATGATATTTTTCGGATGTGTCAGAATGATATCAGACGCATCATATTGCGCGTCTCCCTCTCCGACTGCGTACGGCTGGATATTGGATACCCCTTTTACCGGTACGCCGAATGCTGTGGACAAGCCGCCTTGAACAGCCTGGTCCCCAAGATTTGTCTGACGGTCCGCCACGCGGTCCTTCCATTCAATTTCTAAGCCGTGAGAGGTATAGAATCTGAATTCCTGAGGGATACGCAAATATTTTGGCGGAACAGCCTTTAAGCCTTTTTTAAATGTCGCTCTGGACAGTTCTTCACCGTTCATATCGACGATGTGGGACACTGCTTGTTTACGGATCCCGTCAAGCTGCGCCAGGTATGGATCTTTTGATGCCGTATCTCCGTTTACGATCAGCTCTTCAATATCAACTGCCGCCCGCTCTGCTAAAATTTGCATGATCGTTTGCTGCAGTCCGCCTTTTTCGATATTGTTTTCGAGCGTGTCGTACGTAATGTTAATTTCCGCAATGACTTCCTTTGTGTTCAGCTGGACAGTGCTGGTCGTCGGAACCGTCAGCTCGTCTGTTGTCAGCGCCTTTCCTTCTTGAGCTGCACGTAAGATACGCTGGCCGAAGCCGATTTTCTCAAATTTTTGTGAATCGTTTTCCATTTGAATCACGCGGGATTCACTGAAAATGGTCGGCGTGTTTTGCACCATGCGGATAAAAGCTGATGCTTGTGCAGGGTTCATGAGCCCGCCGCTTTTTAAAGCAGAAAGCGACATTTCCGCTTTCCGAATGATCTCTTGATTTCTCAATTGATTTCCTCCTCTTTGACTGGTTTACAGCAGTCCGCTCCAGATTGTTTTTTTGACTTGCTCTGTATTGCCGGCCGCATCGTCCGCCGTCTGTTTAGAGGCTCCCCGAGCTTTTTCCAGGGCTTCAATGCGTTCGATCAGCGGGGCAATCATGTCCTCAACGAGCTTCTTCAGGCGCTCGTCATCTCCCGTCTGCTCCGGTTTTTCCTCTGTTTCTGTGTTTTTTTCAATGGTCTCCAGCCGTTTGAGCAACGGATACAGCGCATGCTCGATTGATTCCCTCATGTCTTCTTTCCTCATGTCTTCAGTCTCCTTTCCTGTTTTGTCGGCCAGCAGCTGCTTGAACACGCTTAAGAATCCGGCTTTTTCAACCGGTTCTTCTTCATGTACATCCGCAGTGCCCGCCATGCTGTAGCCGGTGATGATGCCGGCTTTGATCTGTTCCCACACCTCATCTGACGCTCTTGTCACAAGCACCCACGAGCCCTTTGTAATCCGTTTTGTTCCGATGATAAAATCATCGGGCGCAACATAGGATTCAACGACCACGCCTGTGCCGCCTTCAAAGCTGTGATTGATATCAATCTCCCGCGCGTCTGCAAGAAAGCCATGCGCCGCTTTTTCAATTTCTTCTGCGGTCATATAGTCGCCGTGGGCATCTGGAACATCAGGCTCATACACAATTCCGTATACAAGCTTTTGTTCATCCTGCTCGCTTTTCGTAAACAGCCGAACCTTTTTTTCAAATGATGGAGGTTCGGCTGACTTCGTAAAGAAAAATTCTGTCTGGTTTGCCGCCTTGTCCACATAGCTGACAAAGCTGATTTTGGCATTTTTCAATTCCCGCGCCACCTGCTTGATTCACCTCCCTTCAGGACGTTTTGATATCTTCGATGCTGTCCTTCAGCTCCTGCATAAGTGCTGTCAGATTCGTCTTTTCAGCATCCTGTCCGGCAGGGCGTTTGTAAACGTCCTCCGGCCACTCCTCAAGCGTTTTGCCGAGCACCCGTCCGGCAAGGTCTCGTAAATCATTTGGCGAAACGGCTCCAGCCGTAATAAAAGGACCGAGCACTTTCGCAATCTCAAGCGGATCACGAAAGTCCGGTCCTTTTAATGTCAGCCTCACATCATGAAGATTCAGCTCCGGCAAAAGCAGTGTGTTCAATTTGTTGACAAGCGTTTTCCGCTCTGGCTGAAACACCTGCTCCTCCGTGATTTTTCTCGCTGTATCAGCCGTAGCCCGGTTGTATTCCTGAGCTTCTCCCGTATAAAGCGGGGGCAGACGGAAAGCAGAGCGCAGCTTATTTCTGCTTTTTTCATCATATTCAAGAAACAAGGCGTCGTTTTGCAGGATTTCCGCAAGAGATTTGATCTCCACAGAAACAGGCGTGATATCTTCACCGCCGTGTAGATCCTTCTCCTTCGCGATGCCTTCCGCCTCAATCAGAAGAAATTTATGGGCGTTTTCCACACCTTCAAGGTCATTCATGTACGCCTGCAGCTCCCGGTAAGACGCTTCAGACAGCATCCCGTTTTCCACTGTAATCGCAGCGGGTACGTGACGCCCCTGCTTAAAGTACATAAAATTGAGCTCTTCCGCTTTCCGGGCGCCGTATAAATTGACGATATTGCCTACCCAGCGGGGCACGCCGTATACGCCGCTTCCGATTTTAAGATGGATCACTTCATTTGCTTGGTGCTTTTCAGCCAGTGTGCTGACATATTCGCCCGTGCGCATGTCCATCTTTCGAGGATCGCCGTATTCTTTGAAAAATACTTTTTTTCCATTGATCATCTGCACAAATTTCCGAAACCGTTTCTGCCTTTTGATTCTCTTCACTTTTCCATTTTCTTCATACATAAAAGATACTTCGACAGGCTCGCCGGCCCCGCATACGCGCATATATTTCACATCCAAATATTCAATGCCGGCCGGTTTTCCCATTCCGTCGCGAAGCACTTCCATAAAGCCGTTTCCGGTTTTTTCCCTGTCTTCAATGGCATAGCCTAAAATCATTTCAGCAGATTCATCAAAGTGAAGGCATTTGTAAAAGGCTTCAAGTCTAGCCCAGTCTTTTTCCGCTTTCTTCTTTTTCTCCTGGTCGACCTCCGTGGCATTGACATCAAACGTGTACTCCACATCAAAACCAAAACCAGTAATATTCACTCTGTACGCATCAATGCATTGCTGAAGAATGGTTGAGTATTCAGCAATTGTTTTGAGCTCGGTGATATTGTAGGGCGGAGCGATGATATCCTCTCCGTACAAATCAGAAAAGTCGTCTTCATAAATTTGCTTTGTCTGAGGAGCAGATGCATTGGCTTTTAAAACGGTTGCTCTGACTGTTTGATTGTGCGGCATTTATGACCTTCTCCTTTCTCGGTTCGGACGGATTCGTTTTTGCGCTGTCTCCTTCACATCTGCGACCTCATAATCATCAAGCGCATACCAAATGGCAGAAAGCGTATGCGGATCGATCGTGAATTCATCCTCAATCAGCGCACCGTTTTTATCTTTGGCATACGTCAGTGTCTTGAGCTCATAGATGACATTTTCACAGCGGTCCGAACAGAAAATTTTTTTGAAGCGTTTGACCTTTTTGGTATATTGAAGCCTGGAGCCGGGAAACTTTCTGGCTCCGACCATCCGAAAACCCTGCTGGCGGAAATATTGAATGCTTTTCGGCTCAGCGGAGTCGGCTTTGATCATTTCCTGTGTTTCAACCAATTCCCGCAGCTCCTCAGCCGTCCTGTCATCTGTCATTTTGTTTTTATAATACTCCCAATAAATGTAGAGATATTTCTTATCGGGATCGACGGCGAGACGGACAACAGCATTGTAGGATTCTTCAAAACCAAAATCCATACCCGTGCGAAGGATCGGCTGGCTGATGGCCGCAATATGCTCTTCGATAAGGTCGTGCGGGAGCACCTCAAACTGCGGCAGCACCCTGATTCCATTAACGCCGAACCTGCCTTTTCGGGCAATTCGGTAAAGGTCAGGATCATACTCCCTCAGTCCGTCAAGCTGCCTGATATAGCTTTCCGGGAGAAAGAGGTTGTCGTTTGCCGTGGAATGATGATAATACGTATCTCCCCTGACAAGTGTCCGCTTTTCGTAAAGCTCGCTGTCATCCAACACAAACCGCTGATTGCGTTCATTCCGAAAAAAATGCCGGTATGTCCAATTGGAGGTGCCGACGGGATTGGTGGTGCAAATCATGTGCAGCTTCAGCTCAGGGTGGCGCAGACGGCCGATTAATTCCTTAAAGCCTTCATACTTCACCTCAGAGCACTCTTCAATCCATATTAATGAAATGTTGTGAACAGATTTCAGCTTCGCCGGGTTGTCCATTCCTTTGAACATGATCCGGCTGCCGTTTTGAAACCGCAGCTGAAGCGGGGCAGAAAGTGCTGCGGCTGCCTTCGTGAGACCAAGCTCTTCAATCACCTCTTCAAATAAAGCGAAGGTCGAATCCCGGTGGGTATCGAACACCTCGCGGACGACGAGCGCCGTCCGCTTTTCCTTCAGCAGCTTTAATACGATTTTCAATGCGGTATGATAGCTTTTAGATGAGCCGTAGCCGCCGACGAGAAACTGGTACGTCTGCTCCCAATTGAACACGTAATCTTCAAAATGAGGATTGATTTCTTTTACGATCATGCCTTGTCCTCTTTTCGTTTGATCATGATTTCAATTGGCTCGCGGCCGTCATCAGTTTTATCCGCTTTTTGTTTCGCGAGCTTTAACTTCTCATTTTCTATTTTTTGCTTAAATTGATCCGGAAACAAATCAAAGTATAATGACAGCTTTTCAAGTGCTTTCATTTTATCGGCAAGCTTAATGGCGATGCCTTCCTTGCCGAGCTTTGCCTCCGTGACAATGGTGCCGTCAACAAGACCGGAGTCTTTGACATCGACAAAGCTGACTTCCCTCATGATCGGGTTATCATCTTCATCAAACAGCGGTCCTGACTTCCCGACGGCCTGCACCTCTTTTTTGCCAAAGGTCACATAATCCGTGATATCGGCGAACGCGATTTTGACATATACCTGCAAAACGTCCATCGCTTCAATAAACACTTCATTCACCATTTCTTTTTTTATCCGCCTGATTTCAGCGGCAACCTTTTCATTCTTTAACAGCCGGCAGCCCGTCACATGGGCGCTGTCCGGAGAATAGCCCGCCTTAATCGCTGATTGTGTCGCATTAAAGCTTTTTACGTAGTACAGGCAGAACAGCCGCTGCCGTTCATTTAATTCATCGTTTTCTATGCGGCGCTGCTTATGTCCGTTTTCAGAAAACAAGGCTTCTTTCCATCTGTCCTGTTTTTTCCAAATGCTGATTGTTTTCGCCGAAACGCCGATTGTGTCTGCAATGGCCCGGTTTGTGATATTTCCCTGATGGTGCTGATAGATTGCTAATGCTTGTTCTCTTTGTTGTGTTTTCATGCTACGGCATCACCGCCACCTCCAGCATAGATTTCTATTCATAAAAGCGGCCGGTAATGCCGGCCGCTTATGTGTCATGCTCTTTTCACTTATAGGTGGCAAACGTATGACAAGCTTCAGGCAAGTGATCGGTTCATTTCCTCCTGCTGTCTTTGCATCTTTAATAGAGCCCGTTTGATTGTCGTCTGCACAGTTGATTTTTTGACGCCAAGAAGATCAGCAATGCGTTCATAAGAAAAGCATTCTACCTTATGCAACAAAAACATTTCTTTCTCCCTGTCCGTTAAAAGGGATAAAGCTTCACGGATTCTGTCCCTGTCGTCCTCAGATACCTGTCCGTCCGGGTCAAACATCATATTGCCAGAAAATGATTCTATGATTCTTGGATCTTTGATCATCAGCCGCTGATACGCATCACGCCGGTCAATCGCCCGTCTGATGCCGGGCTGTCTTCCTTTTTCAAGCCATTCTGTTACATATTCGAGGTCTGTGATGATGTTTCTGATAATCTTTTTATCCTTCATGTCTTCAGCTGAGAGCACTGATTCATCTGCTTCAGCGAGCGGTTTATAAAGTGTTCTTGTTTGTTTTAATGTGCGTTTATATTCAAATAATAAATCTTGCATTCTATGATTCCTCCTCATTTGTGCAATAAAAAAGCGGACACCAATCAACGCACAAATGCTGTGCATGTTGATCAGTGTCCGCAGGCTTTCCGTCTTGGACGTATTCTTTTTTCGCTTTAGTTTAATTTGTAGCCGATTTCAAATTCTACTCGGGCAAGGTCTCCCTTTCTCGTTTCAACAAGCGTTTTCCCGTGCTCTGGAGCTTCTGTGATCCAGGCTTCATGCTTTATGCCGTCGACTATAATAACGCGGATTTTCCCATCCTCAAGCTGGCTGTCGAGCGTGATGGAATCAATATTTACGAGTTTTTTAGGATTGATCATATGTCTTTTCCTTCCTTTCGGGTTCAGCGCTTTTGTTAGCTTTTTCTAATACCCTTATGATGTGCTCCTTGGAATGAGCGGAATTTCCGTTCAGAAAATCCAGCGCCGCTTTAGCCGCTTCCTTCAGCTCAGGTGCGGCTGCCATCAAGTTGGCATTGCTTATTTGCGAAAAAGAGCTGAGGTCAAATACAGCGGCGATCAGCCGGCCGTTTGAATAAGGGAATCTCTCTTTTTCTTCTTCACTGTAAGCAGAATAGATATAAATTGGCTTCGTATCTCCGCATGCGACAGCACGCCACGGCGCAGGACTCATTTCAAATTGTTTTGTTTCTTGCATCTGCTTCACTTCCCGTCATCCTTGTACCATTGTTCGATGTTTTTTTCTGTTCGCTTCGCCCGAAACAGCAAAGCGAAAAGGGCAGCCAGCTGTTTAATCACGGGCATTCAGCCCCGCTTTTCCGGCTGTCAGCATTTGTTCCAGCCTTTGAATAACCGGCGTTAAATCATTGCCGGACCGGCAGTTCGGACATGGATGAAAAACCGCTCCGATCCCGGTATGTTCAACAATTACTTTCTTTGTATGACAGAGCTTGCACATTATCTGATGCCCTCCAATCTATGATTCAGGTCATACGCTGTTCCTTTAATAATCACTAAATAATCACTGCACATTTCATAGATTCTCGTGCCGATCGCTTCATCAACCCGGACAAGCGTTTCAATCGTAAGCTCGCTTGAAAGCAGAATCGGTTTATGATTTAAGTAGCGGTAGTTCAAAACGGAATACATTTGTTCCAGCTGCCAATCAGTGGCGCGCGGTTTGCCGTTTACCGGTTTAAAGAGATCATCAATGAACAGCACGTCTGCCTGCTTTATTCGGTTCAGCTTAGCTTCTAAAAGGTCAAAATCATTTTTTAAATCAGTAAAGCCTTCGACGAATGGAAAATAAATGACCGGCACATGGCGCTTTCTCATCAAGTCATTAGCCGCAGCAGTAAGAAGGTGTGTTTTCCCGGAACCGGGCTGACCCAAAAGGGCGATGCTGTTTTTCCGGCTGTCCTTGATGTGTTCATAATCCGCCACAAACTCTTTGGCGCATTCAAACGCGTCCTTGACGGCCTGTGGCTTCCCTTGGGTGCGGAATTCATGAAAGCCAAGCTGTCTGAAGGCAGGGGTAATTTCACTGGCGCCCAGCAGCCGTTTCACTTTTCGTTCTGCCATACAGCTGCACATTGTCCATACTTCCAGACCGTCTTGCCGGCTGAGATATCCCCCCTGATCCTTGCATCTCTGGCAATCATACCGGGTTGCGTCTGATTCGGCCGGTTTGTCCGCCAGTAATGGACGTCTCCCTTTTCTCAGCTCGTCTAAAATCTGCTCGATTGTATGTTTTGTCATTACTTTCATTCCTCTCATGTTGTATTGCAACGGTCTTTTTGGCTTGCTGCGCGAAAAATCGGTCTTCGATGAATTTCGAACAGTAGCGAAAGGCCTTTATCGTTTCAGAAGCAGCTGTTCGCCGGTTTTCAAAAGCTTGAAAACATTCCTCAAGCCATTTGATTGTTTGCGTAACAGGAACGCCGATGGCGACAATACGGGCGATGGCTTGATAATCTCTGGAGGAAGGATACACGGTGCGTCCTTCTTGAGCCGACCGTAATTGTGTAAACCGCTTCGCAATGTAATCCACTGCATCATCAGCAGCAGTATATGTTTTTGTTTTATCTATATTAGAGCGGTCTTCTTTGTCCTGTGCCAGCGGCGAAAATGACCGCTCTTTATCGCTGCGTTGCTCCGTTTTGTCCGATCTGAAGCTGAATTTTTTGGAATGCTTCACAGAAATCATGAGTCCGTATGGCGCGCGGGCAGCCTTTATGTATCCATGGCTTTCAAGAAGCTCCAGCCATCTTCTGACTGTTTTTTCACTAACACCGAATACGGCTGCCATCTCTCTTGCTTTTAATGGCTTATGGCCGAGCACAATTCCCCAGTTCACGCCGTCCTTTTCAATTTCTTTTGTCGTTGAGCTGATAAACCAGAGAAACAGCCACAGAGCCGACCCTATTTTGTCATAATGTTCTGAATTCAACAGTCCTGAATACATCGGAAAAGGATAGCTTTTATCCCTTTTCATTGCGTTTCACCTCTTCTTTTAACAGCAAGTACGCTTGAAATTGTTCTCGATTTTCAAAATGGAATACCGGAAGGCCGCATGCCGTAAAAGAAATGGAGCCGCCGGATTGTCCGAGATGGCGCTGATCTATCGGATTTTCACTAAAAACGATTTGAATCGGATGCATGTGATCACTCTCCCGATTTGTTTTTTGATACAATTCGTATCAACTGTTACCAAGTATAAACGATACATTCTGTATCATCAAGTTATTTTTGATACTTTTTTTATCATAACTTTATTTTGATACAGATTGTATCTATAATCGTAAGTAACTTAGGGAGTTACAAAAAGAGAGGTCATAGTATGATAGGCAGCAGATTGAAGAGTCTCAGAGGGAAAAGGACACAGGAAGAAATCGCAACTCACATCGGTGTATCGCGCGCACGCTATTCTCATTATGAAAATGGGCGAAGCGAACCTGATTACGACACACTGCAAAAGCTGGCTGATTACTTCCAAGTGACAACCGATTACTTATTAACAGGAAAAGAAAAAAAATCTGATGATGATATGTTTTCTGATCCGGACTTGCAGCTCGCATACCGGGATATGCAGGATTTTTCCCCGGAAAGCAAGCAGCAGGCCATCGAATTTATCAACTATTTAAAAGAAAAAGAAAAGAACCGGAAACCGAAAAACAAATAAATATTTTTTCTGTTCTCTAAAACATATAAAAAATAGACCGATATAAAGAAAAAAGTGTTTATTTTTTAAAGAAAAGGGAAAGATTTCAACACACTTTTTTAGTCCTAAACGGGCTTTTCTTTCTCGCTACAAACAGAACATATGTTCGAAAGGGAGTATTCAATTGGGCGATTACTTATCACATCTGGAGGAATACGTAAAAAATTTATACAGCCGGCTGGGCATCACCTCTCCCCATCACATTGACATGCTGAAAATCGCAAACGACCTTGATATATGGGTTCATTTCGAGGAGATGGGAAGCATGATGGTAAAATACGACGGCATGTACAGTATCATATTGAACCAAAAAAAGTCCCAGGAAGAGCAATGGGAGGATTTTGGCCATGAACTGTGCCACGTATTAAAGCATGCAGGCAATCATTTTCAGATGAACAAGCTCTTCAGGGAGCTGCAGGAATTCCAGGCGAACCAATTTATGTACCACTTCTGTGTGCCAACCTTTATGCTGTTGCAGATGGAACTGCCGCAATGGAGAAGTCAGGCTCTTGCAACCATTGCGACGGTATTCCGGGTGACAAAGGACTTTGCTGAGAAAAGACTTGAAATGTTTGAACGGCGTAAAGCAGGTATTCAATTTCAGAAGAGGCTTGCTTATTTATTATCACATAAGCGGCCAAATGCGTACGAGGAAGGCGATCAACAGCACTTGCAGGTCGCTGAAGAAAAAGCGTTGTATCAAATCGGCAAATACAGCTAATCAAAAACGGGCTGGGGACATTTGCCCTCAGCCCGGCATAGATATTAATATTTCGACATCGGAGGCATGGTATTCTGCAGCCACATTGGCGCCGGTTTAAGATGAGGCGCAGATGCGAACGCAATCGGAGCCGGGATATACCTGAATTCGCCCCGGCCATCAAAGGCTTCGCCATGAGCCCACCTTCCCTGTGAGCTTTCATCCCCTCTGGAAAAGTTAAACAGATCATAGGATACTTCCTGCTTTTCTAGCTCACGCGGAAATGTCGTGGGAACGACAATATCCCGTTCTCTTTCTTCCAGCTCTTTAATCGCTGCATACCACATATTTTGATGATAAGTATCCCTTGCAATCAAAAATGACAGCATATCTCTTACCCCGGGATCATCAGTCATGGCATAGAGCCGCGTCACCTGAAGGCGCCCCTGGGCTTCCGCATTTAAGTTTGCGCGGAAATCCGCCAGCAGATTCCCGCTTGAGATAATGTATTTTGCATTCCAAGGATAACCCTCACTATCTGATGCCATCGCACCTAAGCCGGACACAATAGCGTGCTGAGGGTTCATCCCTGACATCACTGCTGCAATAGCGGGGTTGCTTTTATAAGCATTTTCCTGTACATCAGCGGGAGCACCATCCAGAAGCCTGGAAATCATTGTAGCCAACATTTCCACATGTCCGATCTCTTCCGTCCCCACATCACATAGCAAATCTTTATACTTGGCATCTGCCCTGCAGTTAAAACCCTGAAACAAATATTGCATCATCACGCTAATTTCACCAAATTGGCCGCCCAGCACCTCTTGAAGCTTTTTCGCATAAACAGGATCCGGACGGGAAGGCTTTGCCTGATATTGAAGCTCTTTAATATGATAAAACATGAGTTCATTCCTCCCTACGCATTCACACATTCACAGCGTATGAAGAAATAGGCAGTTATTGCAGGTCCTACTTGCTTTTTCCATAAAAACCAAGCTTAACGGCATTCACATATTGAGAAAAAAGCTTGTTTTCTATGTACCGTCCTTTACGGCAGCCAAAATTGTGAAACAGCGCGCTCCGCTGCGCCGTACTCAGTTCCAGCTGCAGTCCCATCTCCCTTTTTGTCCGATTGACGATATTTTGCGGATGGACACCTGCCAGCCGGTCTTTTTCATTGACCAGTTCCGCACTGAACCCCGCCTCACTCAGCAACTCGCAAATGGCTGCTGCTTTTCTCCGATCCGCACCTCCGACCAATGTATGCGGCTTTTTCAGATCATGGTAGCCGTGAAAGGCCAGTGCGAATCGGTGGGCGTTTACTTTTTCTAGGGCAAGCGGTTCATCAAAACGAGTGCTTGTCAGGTGAAGTGAACGGTTATTGCGCTGCTTCAATCCTTCAAAAATATAAATGGAACATTGATCAGCAAATGCCCGCACCAGTTCGCTGACGCCCGGCTCAATTCTTCCGCCGTGAGGACCAAGAACAATATGCTCGCTCCCGCTGTTCTCTTCATAAATAATCCGGTACTCCGATTCAGACGCAGAAAGGGATAAAAAACTGTCATACATATCTTTCAT